CTTCAAAAACAGCTTGGTGCCATCGGGCTTGATGCGCTGCAGGCCGACCAGTGCGCCGGGGCCGTGGCGCAGCGGGATTAGCAGCTCGTCGCCCAGCATCCGGGCCCCCTCGGGCTCGATCAGTTTGCGCTGCACGTAGGGGTGGGCGGTGACCACGGTGGCGCGTGCCCACATCTCGGCGGCGCGGGTGGCTGCGGCGTCGCGGTCGATTTTGGCTTGGGCCTCCTCGGCAGCCATGCGGGCCTCGCGCTCGGCGATTCGCCGGGCTTGGTCCTCGGGGTCAATGGGCTTGCGGTCTTGGGCAGTGGATTTGTAGCCGCCCTCTTTGGCCAAGGCGATCAGCGTGCCGACGGTGGCGCGGTTTGCGCCGGTGCCTATCTTGCAGGACTTCCAGACGTCGCGGCAGTCGCGGGGGTTGTAGTTCGAGCCTTGCTGGCTCCAGGCGTCCCACGCTTCGAAGGCGGGCTCGCCGAATTCTTCTTTGAGGATGAAGGCCATCTTCACCCAGGTCTCGCGGTCATCGACGCCGCGAACAAATGAGAGCATGCGCTCCGCTGTCTCGAGGGAAATGGGGTCCCTCTGCCCTGTTCTTTTTGTGTTTGTCATACCTGGCATCTGAAGCCGGCGAATAAAAGGTGGGGCAGCCCTCGCCAGGGTCAGGCCATGTGTCACCCGGTAGCTAACCGGATCGAGCCCCGTGGACAGTATAAGGGTGTGTGCGCGGAAAAACGCAACAGGGGTCGAAATAAATGTGCGGTTTTGCGCAACAGTTGTGGTAGCATTGATCCCGCAGCGGCCATACACGATTCGCCAGCATGAGTTACCGGGGTACGCGTAAACCCCCGGGGCAAGCAACAGTGCAATCCTTCTCGTGTGACGCCTGGGAGAGACCAGGACCATCGCGCATGGGGATTGGCTCCGAGAGTGCCGGAGCTTTGAAGGGCAGTGTCCCCTACCAGTCCCCAGCCGTGATGGTGAATGGGTTGGGGGCGAGTAAGCGAAAGCCGAAAGGGTCGCCGAGTGCAGATACACCCCGCGATGCACTCCACCATCAACCTCCACTTACCGCCAGCCTGGCATCCTGCACAGACCGAACCACCTGCGCCAGCGCTCCCCGTTTTCGCATGGCTGTCAAAAACTGCGCCTGTTCAGGTGTTGCGCCGATTCTCATCCAGTCGTTGGCTTGAAGCATCTCTGAGGCGGTTGCCCCCGCGTCCTTCATTTCTTGCAGTTTGGTATCGCGTGCTTTTTTGGGTGTTGCCTTGGCATCTTGCGTCTTGACCTCCAAATAAAACGCCCAGCAGTCTGAAAGCCGGTGGCCAAACAAATCACTGAACCCCGTTGGTAACCCGGTTTTTACCGGCCGCCCGTCCTTGGTGTAGAACAGGCCCACGTTGGCCCGTGCCACGAAGTGCCCGTCGGCCGAGAGCGCCACCATGATCTGGCGCATCAGGTCTGTTTCTGATAATGCTGGGGGTGGAGATTCCAGCTTAAATTTACCCCCGCTCACCGCCGCGCCTCCCAAATTTTGAGCACCATAGCCTCCAGCGCCTTGCAGGCTTTTTCGCCGCGCACCTGAAGCACCCCGCGTTTGACGATTTTCCCGGCCTCCTCGCGGCCACGCAGGAACTCGCGCCGGGCCAGCTTGTCGGGGATGGCCAGCACGGCGCGGGCCTCGCACTCGGCGCGCCAAGCCTCGGACCAGGTGCAGGTCTCGGAGCCGTCGAGCAGCTTGGTGCGGGGGTGGTTGCAGGCGGGGCATGAATTTAAAGCGGTCATCGTTTCTGTGCCTCCTTGGCGGCGCGGGCACGAAGCACATGACGTGCCCAAAGCTCTGGCCTCTTCATGCCACGGGCGCGACCGATGCGAATCAGGTCGGCCTCGGTCTGCGACCGCCCTTGCTCGCGCTTGCGGTCCTGGACGGCTTGGGCCTTGGCTGCGGCCGTTATCTCTTGGAGCTCGCCCTCGACCTCGTTGATCTCGCGCCCCACGGGCTCGAAGTGGTGCCCGCACTGGCAGTCGGTCACAACCGAAGGCACGGTGGCAAAGCACACGGGGCAGGTCTTGACCGGCACCTCGGACTTCTTGGCGTTCTTCTTTTTCTCAACGGCGGCCAGGGTCCACTCGCGCAGGTCGGTGGGCAGACCGTGGCGCTTCACATTGCCGGCGTGGTCGAGCACGATGCAGTCGGTCTTGCCTGGGTGCGTGCGCAGGCCACGGCCAACGGACTGCAAGTACTTGACGACCGACTGCGTGGGCGTGAGCAAGATGATGCAGCCGATCGTCGGCGCGTCCACCCCGGCGACCCACAGGGCGCAGTTGCAGACCACGTCTAGGCTGCCGTCGCGCAGGCCTTGCAGGGCGGCGTCGCGCTCCACGGTGTCGGACTCGCCGCTGATCGCCACGGCTCGGTACCCGGCCTGGCGGAATTGCTCGGCCACGTTGGTGGCGTGCTCCACAGTGACGCAAAACGCCACGGCCGGGCGGTTGTGCGCCAGCTTGCGATAGTGCGCAACAGCGCTCCCGGTGATGACGGGCTTGTCCATCGCGGCGGCCAGCTCGCCCTGGTTGAAGTCGCCCGCCACGGTGTGCACACCCGACAGGTCTGGCTCGCTGGGGGCGTAGTAACGGATGGCGGCCAGCAGGCCCTCGTCGATCAGGTCTTGCGTGCTGCAGGTGGGCACCAGAATGTCGGCCACCTCGCCCATGCCCCGGCCGTCGAGGCGACAGGGCGTGGCGGTGAGGTGCAGCAGGTGCGCGCCGCCGGGCCGCTTGAACTTGGGCCCAGCGCCAGCCCACTCGAAAATCTGCTGGTAGGTGTTGGCCACAGCCAGGTGCGCCTCGTCCACGATGATCAGGTCCGGCGGCTGGTACCGGTCCAGGCGGCGCACCAGCGTTTGCACCATGGCCACCTGCACGGGCAGGCTGCGGTTGCCGTCGCGGCCAGAGGCGATCCAGCCGTGCTTGATGCCAGCGTCGGTCAGGCGCGAGCTGGTGTCGTTCAAGATTTCCTTGAGGTGCGCGATGAACCAGACGCGCTTACCTTTGTCGAGGGCGCTCTGAATCATGCAGATCGCGGTTGCGCTCTTACCAAACCCCGTCGGGGCAATCAGGATGGGGGCTTTGTGGCCAAAGCGGTAGGCCTTGCGCAGGTCGGCGATGGCCTGGGCTTGTCGGGGGCGGGGGGTGATCATCGCTTGCCCGGCAATGGTCGCCGCTCCACAAAGTACCGTCCAGTGGACTTGATAAATTTTGCGGTCAGGTTGCGCTGATCAAGCAAATGCTCGAACGAAGTGTTGTGCGGAATTTGCGTCATCCAAACAGCGCCGATCTCGTTGGGCTGGCCGGTCGTTGCGATGCGGTTCAGGAAATCAAGGACCTCAGCGTAAGCTGCGTTTTCGAAAGCGGGTTTGAGGTCGATCATCGCTTCCCCGGCTGAATCCACGCCTGCTTTTCTGTGCGCCGCCAAGTGGCTTGCTCGATGGCTTTGAGGTCTTGCAGCTCCTCTCGAAGCACAAGCTCTAAACCGCGAATTTCACAATAGGTTTTGATGACGTTGAATTTGTTTTTCTCAAACATGAAATGCGGTTTGCGGTGCAGACGCACACGAAACCTGCGGGTGGTGCCGGAGTGCTCAGCGAAGTCGTACCAAGCCCAGACCAGCGTGACCGACCAAGGTGTGAAACGAATATTTAAACCAAGGCGAATAAAATCGCCCTCGCGTGTAAAGTTAATCATCCTCGTCCTCCTGGTGATCCTGAATCAGCTGGGCCTTGACCAGATCAAGACAGCCGAGGGCGGTGGGCAACAGCATGGTCTGATCGTATTTGTGGACGACAGCCAGCAGCTCGTCGACCAGGGCTTGGGTGATTGCGCCGTGGTAGTTCATGAGTTGCTCCTGCGTCGAATCATGGCCGCAGCCGCAAGCGTTCCATAACCATCAGCACCGGCCTGTTCAGTGATCAGGGCGCAAGCCTCGCGCTCTTTGTTTTGCACGCGCTCAACCATCTGTTTGATGTGGCCGTCTATTGCTCGCAGCACGGCTTGCGCAGCATCGTCTGCAGGCACATCCGGGTTGGCCCAGATGCCGTCTTTGGAGATGCGCAGGACCTCGGTGTTGTCAGGAGCACCGTTGTAAAACTTGATGCTGTTGGGCTGTGGCTCGTGAAATTTAAATTCTTGCGCGAGCCCCGCAGGCACGGCATACACCTCCGCTGGGTCGATGCGCTTACCGTTTTGGCTCCAAGCGCTGCCCATGGTGACCACGTCGCGCAGCATGTCTTGCGTGAGCTGCTCCGGCGTGCTGGGCCCGGTCTCCACGTTGCAGCGGATGCAGCGCAGTCGATCTGTGCCGGGCAGAAAGTGCCAGTCGTGTTTGCAAAACGTTTTTTTGATGGCGCGCGCCATGGCGTATGACATGGTGTCGGCCATATCGCTTGCCGTGTCTGCCACAACGCGATTCAAGTGGGCTTCGATTTCTTTGTCGGTCATGGCCAAAGTACTCCTGATCGGACTCGCTCACGCAGAACGGAATAGTCACCACACATCACCTCGTCGAGATGGTCGGCGATTCGCTGGCGCTCCTTGAACACCCCGTTGTCCCAGGCGATCTTGCACATGCGTTTGCAGTGCTCCTCCAAGTCGTTACCAGCCGTGGGCGGTTGACTGCCCTCGTGGTACCACCAGTGTTCGAACGGGGTCATCACCATGGTGCCTCCTCGGCCTCGTCGCGCTGCTGGCGGCGGTATTCGGCCTCTTGCTTGGGCGTCCAGGGCACGGGCCCGGTTGGGGGTGGGAATGGCCAGGTTCCGGGTTTTGTAAGGCTCATACAGCCCTCCGTTAAAAATCAGGCCGACGCTTCGACCCGATGTTTGCAACCCACACACTTGTGATCTGCCTGTCCGAGCGCGGTGTGGGTGTACTGGCACTCGGTGGACATGCGAAACGGGGAGGCGACCATCTTGGCCACTCGGGTCTGGCCATCAAGCCACCATCCGTCTTGCACAGGTAGCATCTTGCGATACTCTGCGCGGTTAAAGCAACCGTTTTTTGCAATGTTTTTCTTCATGCGATTTTTGTCTGCTTAGAACGGTACATGAAACAGGTCGGCCCGGGCACGCGCTCCAGCAATCCGCAGCGCACCAGCCTGCCAAGCGAGGCGTTGACCCTGCGCAGGCCGACGCGGGCGGCAATGTCCCGGGGCAACTCGTAGCGTGTGTGCGAGATCACGGACAGCAGCATCCGGTCGGCCACCATTACAAGGACCAATCCTTCGCCGAGCGCAGGATCAGGTCCTCTGCTGTGAGGTTCAACCCACGAGCCTGGGCGATGGCCAGGATTCGGCCCTGCAGGGCTGAGGGCACCGCACCGGCGCTGCCGCCCTCGTCCTTGGGCTTGCGCCAGCGCACCACGGAGCTGGGATTTCGCTCCAGGGCGCGGGCAAGCGAGCGAACGCCACCGAAGGCGTCGATGCACTTATCGGCGGGTGTTTCCAGGGCTGGGTCTTTGGTTTCTGCAATCATGCTGGGGAGTGTAGCGTAAAAAGCAACACTCGCCGTAAAATATCTTGAAGAAACCCACGCAAACCCCTTGCAACCCACTGAAAACGGAGCGATGATGCAGTTATCGCAACACCAAACGGAGAGCACGATGACTAACGTCCACCCCACCATGCAGCAAGCGCTGGCCTCATTTGCAGGCTGGCATTTTCCGCAGGTTCGCCGCAACCATTTCAGCCCTGACATTCCCCGCACCGGCTTTGTTGAGCCCTGCTGCTGGTGCACACACCGCCACGGCAGCGACACCGACGAGCCGTGCAACACCTGTGACCACAACGCTAACGCCAAGGAGCAAGCATGAGCAACAAAAACACAGGCGGGCCAGCGTTTCCCAGTGGGCTGCAAGAACAGGCCGATGACACTGTGGACTCGCTGCACAAGGGCATGACCCTGCGCGACTACTTTGCGGCCAAGGCGATGCAGGGCATGCTGGCGTGCCCCGTGCAGCCGCAGTCCGGCGCGGACTTGTACGCACGAGACGCTTATTTTGTTGCCGATGCCATGCTGAAAGCGAGGGAAGCATGAAAACCTACCCGTACCTAGCCGTCGCCATCTGGGCTGCGGCTGCCGCGCTGGTGCTGCTGTACGCACCACACACCGACAGCAAGCGGATTGATTGTTCTCAGGCCGAGTTCCACCCGGACTTCACCGCTGAGATGAAAGAGCAGTGCCGCCTGGCGCGCTCGGGGAGGCTGCTATGACCAAAGACAAAGCACTCGAATTGGCGCTGGAGGCGTTGGAGCATTTGCAACCAACCGCGCTGAACAGCTTCTACACAATTGGCGCAAGAGACAAAGCCATCACCGCCATCAAGCAAGCCCTTGCAGCACCTGTGCAGGATGAACTTGCGTATCGAGAAGCCGTGAGTCTTGCAACATGGCTTTTTAAAAAGCACTTTGCCCACGAAGAGCACTACGCTTCCGGGCGTGTCGTTTGGGAGCCATGCGACACAACCGCCGGGGTAATTTCTCAGATTGACAACATGGTTTGTGGATTGGTGCAGCCAGCACCCGTGGCGAAGCCGCATGAGCAGGAGCCTATTGCGTATCTTCACCAGTGCGGGAAAAAGCCAGAGTTAAAAGAACTTTCTTTCAAAAAGAATGAGCCATTGCTTGCTGCCAAGGGATACAAAGCAATTCCCCTCACATCCCCACCAGCACAGCGCAAGCCGCTGACGGATGAGGAGATATGGCGGGAATATAGGTTCTTGTGGCCTTTTCACCCCGAAGAAGAACGAAAGTTGGCTAGTGATATTCTGGAGTTCGCCAGAGCCATCGAAGCCAAACTCAAGGAGAAGAACAATGGATAAGACGATAGACATGGCCCGTGAGGCTGGCTTGTTGACTTGGTTGAAGCCGCCCGAAGATGTAATTGAACGATTCAAAGCCTTTGAAGCCCTTGTCCGTGCTGATGAACGTGAGGCGTGTCGGGGGATTGCGGCAGATTACGCGCAAAAGCACAACAGCATGACAGCAGTCAACATTGCTGATGCCATCCGAGCAAGGGGGAACACATGAAGTACCCATCCTACCGCTGCCAGAAATGCGGCGAGCTTATTGGTTGGCTCGGTCGAGTCATGCCATTTCACAAATGCAAGGAGACCGAAGAATGACCCCCCTCCCCTTCGACTACAGCCGCTGCCAGCCTGCCGCAGTGTGCGACAAATGCCAAAACTGCCGCCGGTGGATGGACCACCCCGAGCAACAAAACCACCCATACAGGCAGTCGTTTGT